TGCTTTGGTCCGGACAAATATCTATGGCGGCAAACCCGGCAAGAAGAAGAAGTTGGTGGATATCATAAGCCACTGATGAAAGAGTTTGAACAAAAACATAGCCCGGTTGCCGGGATTAAACTTTAGGGGAAATTATGAGTAAATCTCTCAGTATTGTTGGAAGTAGCCGAGATAATGGCGACAGACAAGAAGATGATTTTTATCCAACACCTGATTATGCAGTTGAAGAATTATTGAAACGAGAAGAATTTATGGGGAATATATGGGAATGTGCTTGTGGTGATGGTGCAATTAGCAAAGTATTGGAAAATCACGGGTATGTTGTAATTAGCTCAGATTTAATTGATAGAGGATTTGGTCATAATGAAGATTTCTTATTAAGTTTAGCTAAGTGTGATAATATTATTACAAACCCGCCATATAAAAACGCATTAGAATTTATTTTAAAGGCAAAAGAACAAAGCAAATATAAAATAGCCATGTTTCTAAAAACCGTATTTTTGGAAAGTGAAAAAAGAAAAAGTATGTTTAGAGATACAGAATATGCGCTGAAAACAGTATATCAATTTAGTAAAAGAGTAAGTCTTTACAAATGTGGAATAAAAATGAAAAATAGCGGAATGATTGCTTATGCGTGGTATGTTTGGGAAAAAGGATATGTTGGAAAGCCAACAATAGAATGGATATAAAAAAAAGAGGTGTTAAATGACCTGGTGGCAAATACTATTAATAATTGTGTTCTCATTGATTGGTGGTGTAGCGCTATTGATTGGTGGCGCGTATGTTGCAATGAGACTGTTTCTGAACATATTTATCAATGATGATAATTATAATAAATGGGTTGCATACAGCGGGAAGCTCCGTAAATTAATGCGAATGAAGAAGATTAAGATTGACGACCTAGACGAGGAAGATGAACCGAATGGTGGATTATAATCCTGACAAACCAATTGAGTTAATAGAAATCAATCAAACTTTCATTGATGGCCAGACGGGAGCCTTCTCGGAAGAAACATCATTGGAAGAACGAAAAGTCATTGTTAATCGTATCAATGGCTTTGACATATCTGATGAGAAAAAGCGGTTTGTCGATATGTTCATCTTCACCGGCTTTGATGAGGCCGCAGCATTCCAGGCTGTATTCAATCAAGACCAAGAGCTCTCAGATAAACAGGTCCAGCGCGAAGCCAAGAAGCTTATGGAGAAGGATAAAAGCGTTGTAAACTACTTAACCTTCATCCGGGAACAATCCCTTCTAGCCCTTGGCGTTACAGATAAAGCTGAATTTTACATGAAGTCTATTGTAGATGAATTGTACTCAGCAATTGAAGGTGATGTCTATGATTATGTCAATTATGAAGGCAAAAGATTTACAGTTAAGGACCCGAAAGAGTTGACGAAGCGGCAGCGCAAAAGAGTTAAGAAGCTGAAGATTACAGAAATGCCGATGAAGAGAGGCGAGATAAAAACTACAATTGAAGTTGAGCTCCATGACAAGCATAGACAACTAGATATGCTTATGAAGCATTTGAAAATGTTCACGGAGCATGGGTTTGGTCAATCTCAAAGCGATGAAGTTACGGGAGTTATAGAAGAGGCTATCCAAGATATTGAAGCTGAATACACTGAATATGAAGAGGTAGAGCCTAACGATGAACCTAAATGATGTCAAGTATGTCCAAAGTGAGATAGCAAAAGAGAACGGCCAAAAGGGCCTCTTTAAAATGCCGGAGCAAATACCGACAGCTATTAAACGATATAGACATACTTCCAAGAAAATCACAGATGTACTAGAAGTTAAGCTCCGATATCTTGAAGCTGAAAAGCCGGGTGCTTTGATTGAAAAGGACAAACTCAAAACTCAGATAAAAAAAGAAAAAACACATCTTAAGAAAAAATGCGCGAATCTAAAGGCTGCTGCAAAGTTTGACCCGCTTAAATTCTTCTGCCCCAATGGTGCCCAGGAAAGAATCAGGGATGCCATTGTCTCCGGACTTAGAAATTCACGCATACCAACTATCTTATTCACCTGCGGTAACGGTGTAGGTAAAACAACCCTGTCCGTCCATGCAATAGGGAATATTATATTTGGGCCTCAGTCTGGATGGTTTGATTTTGATGTTTTCCGGAATTGGGATAAGCCGAAATTGATTTGGTATATTTCGACAGCGGACGCTATTGCCGATACTATTTCTCCAATGATTCAGGAAGTATGGACATCTAAGTTTATAACTGAGCGGGAATCAGTCACATTTAAAGACGGTAAAAAATATATATCCAGGATTGTTACAAAAGACGGCTGGACAATTTTATTCAAAACCTATAATCAGGATCCGTCTAAATTTGAAGCTGCTCAAGTTGGCATTATCGTAATGGATGAACCGGCACCGTTGCCCATTTGGAAAGCGATTAAGTCTAGGCGTAGGAATGGATGTTTAACCCTATTGCCTATGACCCCGCTCTATTGTCCTCCGTATATTGTCGATGAAGTTACCAAAGGCGTAAACCAAAAGAAGCTTGGTTATTACAAAGTCGAGGCTAGTGTTTATGAGGCTTCCACTGATACTATCAACCATGGTGGTGTTCGCGGGCACTTGGACCCGCCCACAATTGAAGAAATGATTGACAGTTATGACGAGGAAGAGAAGCAAGCTAGAATTTACGGTAAGCTTATGTACTTCTCCGGAAGTGTATATCCGGAATATTCTGAAGAGCTTCATGTTGTTGATCCTGAAGACTGGCCAATAGTAGCCCGAAAATATACAATCTTCCAAGTTACTGATCCACATGATAGTAGGCCGTGTGCTTGCCTATTCGCGGCCGTAACACCTCCGGACAAGTATGGTATGCCCAGGGTTATTATATACGCTGAAACGCCGGATGATGATGATGGTAGGAAGAAATCAAAACAGTTTTGGGAGTATAAGCAGGCACCTACGCTCAAACAAGAAACAGAGCGGTGGACACAAATTGAAGAAATGTTTCACGCAAAAGCAGATTATCGAATACTTGATAAACGCTTTGGGTGGCAAAAAAGAGCTAGGACAACCTTCCATAAACTATTCAGTAAGCTCGGGTTTAATTTTATACCCTCATACGATGCGCCGGCCGGTGAAGGTGAAATCCTATATGGGCATACTGAAGTTAAAAGATTTTTACAAAAAGATGAAAATGGTATTCCGTATCTACTTATTCACCCTAGTTGCCGTCATGTCCGTGCCGGGTTCACCTATTACATCAGAAGGAAATTGATAGGTAAGGCCAGTGAGGATGTTGCCGAATCCGATGGTGTACTAGTTGAGAAGTACAAGGATTTTATGGACCTTGTTCGGTACTTAATTGTTGGTATAATTACACCTGTTCACATGCGTGGTAAATCAAGAGTTCAAATATTGCTTGACAAGGTTCATAGAAAAGCTCATATTAAGGCAGAATACGGAAGTAGGTATGACGACCTTTAATTGGGAATAAAAATGACAGACCTCCTAAAGATGTTTGACGGTGATTCAACCCAGGACCTAGGCGACACAGAACAGCAGGCCCGGAATAAGGTTTTTGAAATGTTCACCGAATCGTATAACCGCAGGGCGAACAACCTTAAGCGGATGAGGCTGAACGAAAAACTCTATAATAATCAAGTAGCGAAAAATAATAAAACCAAGGCAGATGTAAAGCACCCACTGGCGTTATCTGGTGTTGAAACAATGATGCCGATTATTGCAGACCATTATCCGACTATGGCCGCAGTTGCTAAACAGCGTAACGATGTTTTGTTCCAAGACTATATTAATACTAGACTTGCAACACTTTTAGATGCGGCTGATTTTGACGATGAAGGTATTGATGTTGCAAAAACAGCTTTAATCTATCGCAATGGTTTTATCAAGGCAGTGCCAGTATTGACCTATCGGAAGGATGCACCGGATAATATTGAAGAATTAGAAGAAGGCAAAAAAATTGACTACCAGACATTAGCTGGATTTGAGATAGAATCTGTTGACCCGTTTACAGTATTTCACGACCCGATGGGTACAGGCTTGGACATAGGAAAGAATTGTAGATACTATTGCGTTGCCAAACCCGTCTCACTTACAGAAATATCAAAAGCTTATGATATAGATATGGACGATCTGCACGGTGGCGCTTTTGAATGGTCCGATTACAAAGCCAACACAAGTGATAAAACAAACAATATTGAAGATGTTGATAAATCAGATCTCTCAATTTTAATCACTTGTTACTGGATGTCAGAAGGTGATGAGTATGAATATGGCCGGAAGACAGTAATCACAAACAATTTACTTCTTGAAGATGAAGCTATCCAAATTCCATTTACGCCTTATTTTACGCATAAAAACTATGGATCAAAGCACAGGTTCAATGGTATAAGCGAGACAGAACTTGCCGCTTCTTCAGTATTTACGATCAATTCAATTACTTCACATATCACGGATAACCTTGCCGGGTTTGGTAAAGCCAAACGGGTAATGAGTCAGACACTTTACAATAGGTTCCAGACGGACCTAGATGCAGATACAGAAGATATACCAGTTGATAGACCAGAAGATTTTCAATATAAAACTGTTGAGCCGGTTCCACCGTCCTCATTTGGACTATTGGATGCAACCCTTCAAATTTATAATAAGTCTTCCGGACTAAGTGATGCAATGGAAGGCAATAGGCCCGTTGGTATTACTTCCGCAGAAGGTATCATGGCGCTCCGTGAGGCCTCTCAGGTAAGAGTAAGGCACAAAGTCAAGCATGACATTAAGCCTATGCTTAAAAAGCTTGGTAAGTATCTTGTGTATATGATTACTGTATATGATAAAGAAAAAGTTGATGTTCGCCAAGCAGATGCTAGAACAGCCGGGTACAGTTATAGAACGATTGACCCGACTATCAAATATAGTCAATCAGACAGAAAGCCCTTGCTGGATAAGAATACCGATAAGATAGCGGCTAGTGATATTATTAGCCTAGAAGATACGCAGATGGATATTACTGTTGAGATTGGCAGTGGCTTAGAAAAAGGATCATACGCTAGAGAGCTCCAAGCCAGAGAAAAATACGACAAGGGCGTTATCCCGTTCTATATGTATCTGGATGCAACCCAATTACAAAATAAAAAGGAAGTGCTTGATTGGTTTAATGGAAAGAACCAAGGCCTTCAAATATTAAGCCAGCTTCATGCGATATCATCAGCTCTTGCGGCCGGAGATATCAAGACAACCGAGAAGTGGCTTAAAAGTAAAGAATACCAGGACCTTCTTGGTATTGTGAAAACGATGAAAGATTATGACATTAAATCCCTAATGGGAGCACCCTATTGATGAAAACAAACAGAGTAGCCTTTATGGACACTGGCCAGATAAAACCACTACATGATTTTGTTGTGCTTGAAAATCTTGAGCATGACAAAGGTGAGAAAAGGACAGCAAGTGGTATCATCATGCCAGAATCAGCCTTGGACACACTTGATAAGCAATATTGGTCTCAGGGCCTAGTTATAAGCGTTCCTCCAAAGGTAACAGAACTATCGCAAAAAGAAGGCCGAGAATTAAAGGCGAATCATATTGTCTTGTTTTCGACCGGACATGGCGTTACATTTACACTAGATGATGAACCACAGCGAGATTATCGCATGGTTGATTATGAAAATATTTACTCCATTCTTAGCCCCGTAGTGCCCGAAATGGCCAACTGCGAAGAAAAGGATTAAAGCAATGACCCGAAATGAAAACAAAACAACTGAAATTATGCTTGATGTCTTCTATGATGCGGACCTTCCAGATAAGAGTCCAACAACAGCAGAAGATTTCGATGTTGTAATTTCCGGCCCACCAGAAGGCGACCCCAAACCCGACCCTGAAAAGGGCAACGAAGACGGCGGCAACGGCGATGATAAAGGCGACCAAAGCGGTGAAGAAGGCAAGGATCCCGAAAAGGAACCAGAGCCAGCTTCTACCGAAGAAACACCCGCAGCGCAAAAAGCTGAGGATGTCAGAGTAGCTAAAGACGGAACACTTGAAATTGCTGAAGACGCGAGGTTGGTTATTGGTGGCAAACCGGTACTCCATAAAGAGCTTGTAAAAGCTTATGTGGACAATGAAAAGTTTGTTGCTTCAAATACTCAAAAGGCCATGGATGTAGCTGAATCTAAAAAAGCTATGGATAAGGACCTATTGGTTATTGGTGCATATAAAGGACTAGTTGATGCTGTTAAAGGCAGTGATGATGTCCTGGCCTCACTCAAGGAACACTTCTCAGATAAGCCGGAAGTTATCAAAGCTATCGAAGCTGCTGTAAGTGCTGACCCGATTAAGGCTGCAAAGCCCTATGAAGATGAGATTACTGCACTCCGGGCTGATAACAAAGGCATGAAGGAAGAGAGGTTGTTTTCAACTGAGCGTAGTGATATGATTAAAAAGAATCAGCTCTCAGAAGAAGATATGAAGGGTGTTGAAAAAATTATCCTTGACAAGTACAATAAGACTCAAATCCCATTGTCCTTGGAAGATGGATTAGAACTCTGGCAGGCAAAGCAAATAATTGCGTCTAACGGGAAAGCTAAAACACCGAAGCCGCCGGAACAAGGTGCTAAGACTAAGACTCAAACTACGAAGTCTAATACTGCAAGAAGCTCTAATCGTGGTGATAAGAGGACGACAGCAGAAGATTTTGATGTAGTGCACAGTTAGCATCCAGAAATATCCGGTGGCGTTAATACGCAAGGATATTTCAAATGTCAGGTTCAGTAAATTACACACAGTTAGAATCCATCATTGCTGCAAAGTATATGCCTACTATTGCAGATAATGTATTCTTAAATTATAGCCCGACCTTGGCTTGGGGCTACACTCACGCTAAAGAGCTAGAAGGCAGAAAACTCGTTACCCCGCTTGAATATGCGGACGGAAGTAATACGCAGATGTATAAGGCCTATGGCACTATTGCTGTTGCTCCTACCAACATTTATACAGCGGCCGAATGGGAACCTAAACTAGCTGATTCCTCATTAGTCATTGATAAAAAAGAAGAAAAGCAAAACAAAACTTCTCTCGCACTCAAAGACCTTATTGATGGCAAGATTAAGAATGTTGAGAAGGGTATGGCCGGATCTATTGCCCGTGCTATGTTCCGCAGACCTGATGCGAGCTCCGGCGCAATGCTTGATGCCAGTTATTTCAATTCACTTGATTTCTTGATTAATGATGTTGCCGACACTACTGTTGGTGGTATCGTAGCTGGAACAGCTTATGCTTGGTGGTTATCAAAGGTATTCACCAAAGACGCTGACTTCACAGACAATCTCACAATCGCCGATATGATTAACTCTGCAAAAGACACATATTACACTAAGGTATTTGCCCGGATGCTTGCACAAGCAAAATTCCGAAATAGCTCTGGTGATATGCTCTTTGTCCTTCCACAAGAACAGTGGGATGGGTATGAGTTTGTTCTTGACCAGAAAAAAGGCGGTTCTGGATTAGGCGAGATGCAGGGCGTTGCAGGTTTTGATGCTCTTAAATATCGTAGAGCCGATGTTGTTGCAGAAGATGCAATGGTCCTAGAACAGGCCAGTGATGTAGATGGCGAATTCTATTGCCTAAACTCAGAGAACTTGTTCTGGGCTTTTACGCCTGGTACTAAAATGGATTCAGATCCGTTTGTGCCCTCACAGAACTCTCTCACCAAAGTAAAGAACTTCTTCACGATGGGCGACATGGTTACTAACAACCGTCAAGCTTGTAATCGACTTGAAGGCGTTGCGTCAACTAGAACCTATGTTAATGCCGGTTCCGCTAAATCAATCGAAGCTGCTGATTAAGCAAGCTTCCGGTTCCATTGAGGCCGCTGCCTAAGCGGCCTCCCGGTTTAACTATCAACCTATAACTTGGAGAGAAAAATGTCAGTAGCAGGCGTTAAATCAAAGAAGTCAATCAACATTACCTCTAACGACTTTACCGCAACAGACGGTAGCGTTCATCCCTACATTTCTATGCAGGGACGCTGGTTATTTACCGGTGTAGGTGCTGTTGCAGAATCTTCTCATGCAATTGCGGGGGACATCCCCGCCGGTTCTGAACATGTGAATCTTACAGATGGTGTCAAGTCAATCTACTCAGGTAGTGCTTGGCTAACTGTAACTCAATCATAAGAACCACTTAACTATAACAAATAGCCCGGAGATTTCTCCGGGCTATTCTAAGGAATGAAAACAATGGACAGTACATCAATCGTACAATCAAAAGAACTTAAGCTTCACCCAATTATCTTTAAGGATAATGAACGGAGAGCATACCCGGCGAATTTTATTATCCCCGAAAACTTTATTCTTACTGATGTGTTTATTAAAGTGAACAATCCGGTGAAGGGGAAGAAAGTATCAGTTGGCACAAGGAAAGACACTAACCACCTAGTAAGGGGCGCTGATGTCTCAAGCAAAGGTATGGTTGTGCCGGGTGTCATTAAAGACGCAGAAGGCAAGATCATTGCCGTAACTCACGGTCCTGGCTTATGTAAGTCAGCTTCTAAAGAAATACCAATTATGTCGAAAGCTCGTAAAGTTGGGGACCCGGATGTGAAAACCGGTTCTCGTACAGAGTTTACCTCTTATGAAAAAACAATTAACCAAGGACTCGCTGGCGAAGAGATATTCGTTACCGTTCCCGAAGGTTGTAGCGCGCATAACGACCATGGCGGCCTAAAGATACGCGTTTACATACTTGGTTATCAATTCTAAATTTGTTTTCATCCTAGGGGAGAGCTTGACGGTTCTCCCCAAATGGGTAATAAAATGAGACTACGAAACATACAAACTAACATAGAGCACCAGATAGACGGAACCGGCGATATTACTATTGGCGGCATTCCTGCTATTGTGAATGGTCATGTTACAGATAAATTCTCAATTGTTGAAGCTAGACCAGCTATTGATATACACAAGTACAAAGATGTGTTTTATGATCGCATTAAAGATAATCTTATGATGGTAACAGAGGAAGAGTTGCTTGCATTAGACCGTAAGGAATTGAAGGCGTATGTTAGTATGGTTCACGCAGGGAATCATGTTAATGTTCACAGGTCGGAAGTAAATATAATTAGACAGCTTCTAGTTATACGGGATAAAATAATTAAACTAAGACATATTGAGGTGCAGTAATGAATGGTTATGAAATGGTTAATATGCTCGGTGTCTTTGTCGATGATATAGACGATGCTGTTTATACAAGGAAGCTTAAATTAACGGCACTCAATACGGCTGCCATCGCTATGTTCGGCATTCTTCCGGAACAATACACAACCATTTTTGAAAAGACCTTGGCTGCTGTCGCTAGTGGCTATGATATAACTGATCTTAAGACTGTTGTTGGTGATAATATCCGGGGTGGCATTAACTGTCTGCGCCGGGTTTACTGCGAATCTTCAGAGAAGTTTGCTGACAAGTCCTCTATGCTCCAACAACAAAAGAATGTCAATGCGGGCATGGGAGATAGCTACTCTAGCCCACGCTACTATATTGTAAACACTACACTTACACTTGTTCCATCAACTGAGACGGCCACGCTTACCTATATTGTGAATCCTAGCACCATAGCTGATGTAACCGCAGCATTCACATTAATGTATGATGCAATGTTCCATAATTCCTTGGTCAAGCTGGCCTCCGGGATATTAACAAATAATCCTAATATCAATGCTCAGGTAGAATTTGAGATTAAGAATATTGCAGCCGAATTTATGGGTGTTGGTAAGTTGAATAAAGATGAACCTTATAAAGCCGGAGTTGTTGCAGACTCCCAATGGAATGAGATTTAATGCCCGTTATAGACATTAGATTACACAAGGGAATGTTCCCGAATGCTGACCCGGAAGATATCAAGCCGGAATATGCAAACGACCTCATCAATTTTATACCTAAAGATACGCGCCTTGTAAAGGCAATTGGTTCCGGACCATATATGGGTGGCGAACCGTTTGAGCCTTTAGGGAAGGCTTTTACTAATATGTTCGATTTTATCTCAAGTAAAATAAACATGCTAACCGGCACAGAAAATATTGTAGGGCACATGAATTTATTCAATGTCATTACAGCTTCAACCGGTCTTCTGGGCGCTTATGTTTTAAATGATAATGATACATTTATTCCATTGTCGTCTCTTGCTCAGGTTACGGCCGACCAAAGCGTCTTCCTTGCTTATGAATCTGGATATCGCCATCCAATGATTGCAACCGACAATGTTATGCGGATAATTTGTGGCAAAGATGATTATATAGGTGCCCAATTATTAACAAACGCATGGATAGGCTGGATTGACAGAAAACAATATAATGAACAACGCACAATAGCACCCGCTTTTTATATTCATAAGGCACCATTGCCAGTCGCACTGATTAGCGGTGATTTTACATGGACCCTATCTTCCCAAGTAATTGATAGTGATGCTGTTCACGAAAACCCAACTGTTTATTATTACAAGTACAGCATGGTGTATGACTATAACCAAGAAGGTCTTCTTTCCGATATAATTGGTACTCAAGAATTGTATGATGATGAAGGTGCTGTTTTAAATCTCTATCTTGAAGAACTTGCGACTTATAACAGATTAACAGCAATTAAGCTATACCGGTCAATTAATAAGTTCTCTAATTATGAGTTGATTTCTCTCTTTAATGCGGTTGCTGATAGCGATGAATTATTAAGTGGTACCGATGGTGCCTTTATGGCTAAGATATTTTTTGACAGCGCAACTCTTAAAGCATACAATATTCGTAGTGATTTTCATCTTCGTGTTACAGTTGATACGGGTAGTGGGTATCGGGATATCCTTGCAGGTGCCGCAACTCTAAGAGTTGTCGAGACTGGTACTGGTAATAAAATATTAACAATAACTGACCCGGTAACATATTTAAACGCAGATTGGAGTGATATTTTTGGTGGCCAGAAATATCCAATTAGTTCGTGGAATTTAACAGATGTTTGGAATGGTGGAACACTAAATATATCAGGCGATGGTTCCGACCTTCAGTTTGATTTGAATGTTATGTGTTTCAATAATGCAAACGCTAGCTCAATAAAAGTTGGGGATTTAGTAAAGATAGGCACAGACGGATATGCCGAAGTAAATAAAATAATTACAGATAGTGATAATAATTGTTCTCTTGGGTTCACTGAAAATCTTATATCTAATTCTTATACTCAAACGAGTGGCTTCCTTACAATTGGACAAAAATATACAATTACTGCTGGTACTTGGACAAGAATAACGAGTGGCTTGCTTGTAATTGGGACAAGATATTTAATTGAAAATTATAATGGTGGTGGCGATGATTTTACCAATGTAGGTGCATCTGCGAATGAAACAGGTATTAGTTTTATCGCCACAGGAATAACACCAAACAACTATGCGGGTGGCTCAACGCTTACAGTTGGCGATGATTTTACCAATGTAGGTGCATCTGCGAATGTAATTGGTGTTGAATTTATTGCAACCGGAGCGACAGCGGCAGAATGGACAAATGGCTCTACACTTACCCATACGACAGTAGGGCTAATCGCAGCGGGTGGTACTGGATATTTTTCAGGGAAAACATTCTATATATTTACTGACGGTAAAACCAATGCTATTACTGCATATAGCGCCGGCGGTGTGGGCATTGAATTCCTAGACTTAAGACAATCTGGCACATCCCCTCATCCGTTAGCGGGTGAAGTCTCAATTCAAGTGAATAGTAAGTACGGCCGGTATAATAGTGGTAGGATGTGGCAAATAAACTCTATCCTGGACCCCGCAGGAGTAGCTGAGGAGCAAGTAACGCTTTTAATGTATTCCGAGTACAACCAGCCGGATGTAATGCCTGTAAGCAACGCTATCCAGCTTTATGATAAAATGGGTGGTGAAACGCTTGGTATTGAAATATTATATGATTTTGTGATAGTGATTAAGAAACACACATTGTTTATGGTTAACCCGATTATAGAGAATGACCCTTCTACTTGGACGGTTAGCGAGTCTCCGCATGGTATTGGATGTGTAAGCGATATCGGCCATGTGGTAGCCAACGGCAGTCTTTATGTTATCTATTATGATGGTATTTACGAGTTTAAGCCAAATAATCTAGCTGAATCTGATAGCACCCCTTTGGAAAGACTTAAGATTACAGACCCGATAGAAGATATATTCTTAGGAATGAGCGATGCACAAAAAGAAGCGATGAACATATATCACGATAAAATCAGAAATGAGATTATTGTATATGCCATGACCCATAATGCTAGTGGGACAGGATTTTGCTTCAATCTCTTTGATAGGTCATGGAGACGGATGGACCTTGGTTCTGAAGACCCAACATTGTTTCTACATAATGACGAGTCTCATCTTATATTGTTTGATAGTGGTAGCGGTGGGTTCCTTGATATAAACGCTGAGAGTGGCAATAGTGCAATAACCCCTACATACCGGACACTTGACTTCACTATTGGCGTTGATAAATACGAGATATTAAGACATTTTGCAATTACATATAAGTCTGCTGAAACATTAGCTTTTAAGATTTATGACGCAGAGACAGATGTGGAATTATTCTCATATACGCTGCCGGTAAAATCAAGTGCAGCGGGTACGGAAAAAATAGGTGTTCGTGAACGGGCACGAAAGATGTATATTAAGATAACAGGCGCATCATCAACTAACGCAGTTGAAATTCATCGCTTAGTGCTGGTGCCGGAAAATTCTTCTGAATAAGAAAGGACAGTAAAATGGCAACAATCGAACAACGCGCACAGGACAAGCTTGGCTTGAATCCGAGTTTGCAAAACCAGGTCGTAACTGGCACTGAGTATTACTATCACTTGTTTGGTGGTCGCCGGTGGTATTTTGGGACCGGTAGCCCTTCCGGAGTTATATCTGCCTTCCCTGGCGATGTAGCAATTACGGACGAAGGTATGTTTATCTGTAACGGAGACGGTTCGGGTGGAGCGGGGACAGTATGGTTCTCTAGCTCAAACGCTCCATTAACAGAGACTTGCGAAGCCAACACTGAGCTTGTTATAACTCATACACTGAAGCATGTAGCTAATGTGTGGGCCGTAAACGCAGCCGGTGAATTTATGGATGTTGAAGTTTAGGATG